CAGTTAGTGCTGGGTTTGAATTAATCCTAGAGAAAGTAGTTCAAAGCTAATGACTAAAAGACCAAAAAATACTTCTGAACATTTAATAAGTATCTATGGTCATATAGAAGGTCTAAAAAAATCAATTACAAATTTGAAGTCAAATCATATTTTTCATTTGCATCAAGATGTAGAAAAGATAAACGATAAATTTGATAAACTTTTATTTTGGATAGTTGGTGGAGTTGGTGCTGTAGCTTTAGTGTTTATAACGCAAGTGCTTTACTTTCTATCAAAATAATATACAACAAATACTTGTATGATTTATAAATCAATATTGATTATTAGCGATACTCACATACCCTACGAAAATAAATTTTTAATTCCGTTCTTAAAAGCACTTACTAAAAAATATAAAAAATTTGATAGGGTGATTCATCTGGGTGATGAAGTTGATAAACACGCATTGTCTATGCACGATTCTGACCCTGATCTTCCTAGTGCTGGTGATGAACTTAAATTAGCATTGCCTAAAATAAAAGAACTAGAGAAAATGTTTCCTAAAATGGATTTATTAGATTCTAATCATGGAAGTTTGGTTTTTCGTAGAGCATTTAAATATGGAATACCTAAAGCATATTTAAAAAATTATAATGATTACTTACAAGTTGGAAGTGGTTGGAAATGGCACGAAGATATAACTTTAGACACTCCATTGGGTAAAGTATATTTTTGTCATGGAAAAAATGCTGATGTATGGAAATTTGCACAAAGTCTTGGAATGAGTGCAGTTCAGGGACATTATCATTCGTCTTATGGCTGTAAATGGTATGGCAATAGTTTGGGTTTATACTTTGGATTACAATGTGGTTGTTTAATAGACCCTAAAGCACTTGCTTTTAAATATAATAAGTTACAAAAAGCTAGACCTGTAATTGGTACAGCAGTTATCATTAATGGTATTCCAATCCTTGAACCTATGATTTTGGATAAAAAGGGAAATTGGATAGGTAAATTGTTTTAAAATATGTCTTTAAAGCCCCATAGAGCCATTTTAAAGGCTACTGATAAGCAAATAGGTGGTAAGCACTATAAGGAGTATAAAATCCAACCTATTGAGTTTATAGTCGCAAATAAACTTGATTTCATACAAGGTAATATTATAAAATACGCACTCCGAAATAAAGACGGAGAAAACCCAAATGAGAAATGGGATAAAATTATTCACTATTGTGAATTAGCAAAGGAATTAAAATAATGTGGTTGAATTTATTATCGTTGGGTATAAAGACAGGGGCGAAGCTATATCAAAATAAACAACGAACAAAACAATTACTTTCAGATGCACAAATGCTTCATGCAGAGAAAATGAGCAAGGGTGAAATTGAATATAAAGCGAAAATTATTGAGAGTAATGATAATGGCTACAAAGATGAATTTGTCCTTATCCTTATATCTTTGCCTATCCTTATATTGGGTTATTCTGTGTTCTCTGACGATTTGGAAATTCGTAATAAACTAGAATTATTTTTCGAGTATTTTAACCAGCTTCCTTATTGGTATCAAGCTATTTTTATTGGTGTAGTTTCTGCAATATATGGTCTTAAAGGTGCAGACATCATGCGTAAGAAATAGTATAGTATCCTGATGGATAAAATAAAAGTTGATGCAGTAATTACTGATTTAGAAATACAATTAGAAACTTCAAACAATCCACTAGGCAGTTATATTCATTTTAAATTTATAGATACTTTTCCATACTTTACTAAAGTAAATAACATGATTGAAGAAATCAAAAAAAGAGAAGATGTAGATTTAATTGATTATGAATATTCTTATACTGGTATTCACGAAGATACTGACCTTAAATATTTTGAAATAACTAGACATTAAATCTAGGGTGGAGAGAGAGAGCAAACCACCCCAGATCAAATTATTAACTCTCGCTAATAACTCTATTCACTAACTGATTAACAGAGGGAACTAAATCACAATTCTCGTTAGTGAAATTCATTAAATCGGTTGCTTTCCATTTAAAGCTAAATCTCTTTTTAATTCTGATTGCTTTAAACTTACATACTTATCTAGGTTGTTATAATGATACCTAGCTTTGATAAGTTGTTCTTCAGCTATTGCATATTGCTCTACAATCGCTTTATATTCTTCATCTGTTCTAGCTTTATGTTCTGCCTCTATAACAGTTTTAGAATCTAACTTATGTTTTAAGAAACATTTAGAATAAGTAGCTTTACGACCTTCATCAAGAACGATTGCTCTCTTATGAGCCTCTGACCACTCTTGTGATGCTAACTCTAATTCTTCATATGATTTATTGCTTAATAGATTGCTCATTTTTACTCTCCTTTATAATATATTTAATAGCACTTGTAGTAGGGTCAAATTCTAGTTTATCACAAGACATTAACCCTATTGATATAACAATCACAAATAATATAGCAACTGTTTTTACTACAAGTCTATTGTATTTTCTATGTATTGGTTTTCCAAAAATAATCATGGGTACAACATCATATCTTCTGCTTCTTGACCTAATTGTTTGATTTGCTGCCTTAGATGTTTGTTTTCTAATTTGTATTTTTCAACTAAATTTCTTTGTAATTTAATTTCAATATATAAGGCTTGTATTTCTTCCAACTTAAAAGCGAAATCCCTTTTTAAATTATGAATCTCGCCAAGAAGTGCTTTTATTTCTATTTCTTTATCTGTCATAATTAAAATGGTATTTCATCATCAGTTAAATCAGACATACTAACTGGTTGAGCATTGTCTGGTGCAAATTGAGTTGCTTGTGGTGGTAAAGATTGACCAATAGGTTTCATACCATCAATATTCTGTCCACCTTGATAAGGCTTAACCATATAAAGAGTTACTACTTGCTCGGTGTCAGCACCATATTTAGTTTCTTTAGCTTGTTGAATTTTAGAACCCCATTTAAGGTTATAACCAGCTTTAGCATAAGCCTGAACTTCTGGTGTGTTATACCATTCCATCACTTGGCTAATTCCATATAATTTTTTAGTTAAACTACACATAAACTTAGCTTTAGTTGATGAAGCACTATATTCATAGCTAGGTGCTTTTTTGCCTGTTTCATATAACTTTAAAGTTAATCCACAAAATGGCATTGAGTAGGTTGATTTATTATTTTGATACATTTTTTTTTCCTTTTTTTAGTTTATTGTACTCATTGTTTCTTTTCAAAAAATCTCGTTCAAAAGTATCGAGAAATTTACAAGCCTTAAACCCTTTTAAATAACTTGGTTTAGGCTCATACATACGCAAAGATATTTCCTCTGTTGAATCTTTGGGTATCTTGATTATTCCATAACTATCTATTTTTAAGTTACTAGAATCTTCTATCAGCTTTTTATATGTAGCAATCTGTATTGGTTGATCTGGGTAAAATGCTTTAGATGTTTTAAAATCTAATAATATAGTTTTACCTTTTTTATCTTCGACAACAGCATCAAAAGTACCACACACATCTAGTTCTTTTGAATAACAAGTTTGCTCTGTTGCTAATACTTTATAACCTTTACTATCCCACCATTTTGTGAACTTACCAAACATAGTCATTAAAGGTTCTGTTGTAGGAGGTACAACTTTCTTTCCATTAATATAATCTTCACAATAAGAGTGCATTAATGTTCCTGTTGTTGCATCTTTAATTTCAAGTTCTGCGATTTTCTTTTTAAGACTATCAATAAAGTTATAGATATAATCTTTAGACTTACCCTCGCTTTCTAATTGCCATTCTAAAGCAGTTAGAGGTAATTTTTTAGCCCAAAGCATAAGTGGTGCTTTACCAAATCTAGCACTTATTAATGTAGTAACACCTCTTTTAGTTTCTCCATTAACTTTGTATCTATACCTTTTATCTAAAGGTCTAAACTCTATTACGTTTTTATGTTTATCTTCTCTCGTTATTACTGACATTTTTCTCTCCCTTATATTGTTTTTTGTTTTCTGCTTTAGAAACACATACTCTATTGTATTCTTCAATAAACAGTTCTGTGCTTGAATTATATTTTTCAATAACTCTGTTCATGGCTTTGATTCTTTTATCTTGCCACGTAGTCTTGTCTGAACGGATATACA